CCGGCCTGGGATGGAGCCTTGCACGCTGGCCTGATCCGCGCCGGTCGCGCCCTCGGCGCTGCTGACAACGGCTTGGATCGCGCGCCAAGCATCCGGGGGCACCTGGGGTTGCTGGATGAGCGAGATGGCGCGGGTGGCGTCGTTGCCGTCCACCATGCGGATGCCGCCCAGCCGTCTCCGTTGGTCCTGTGTGGGGACATTCGCGCCCCTCGCAACGGCATATTCGGGCTGGACGGCAAACGCCAAAATATCCAAAAGCGCGTTAATCATTCCTTGCTCTACCCTTTGGTCTGCGCCCGCGATGCGTCCCACCCCCATGCCAAACCCGGCGTTGTCGATGTCCCAATAATTCGCGCTCAAAAATGGCTTCTCACCGAGACCATGGCGCTTGTTGCAGATGACGACTTTCTTTTGCAGCACGACGCGCTTCTGCGTGCGGTCCCACCACTCCAAAACTTGCAAACCCTTCTTCAATGGATCTTCGGATTCGGAAAAGTCCTGGCGTTCGGCGTGGTGGACGCTGCTGTTGGCCGTCATCGCCTGTTCGGTCGGGGCGATGCTCTCGGGTGTCTCTACATCGTCAAGGAAGACAGCGCGCAGGGCTTCGTCAGAGGGGATGTCGTAGTCGATATTGTCGCGGAGCTTGGTGAGGTCGTCATAGGTGAGATACCGCTCGTGAACAATCCATTTGGCTTTCCAGAGTTGATTCGGAGAGTGCCACGTCGGGTCAACAAACACCGTTCCCAGCTCACACTTCTCGAAGGTGGGCCGGTTGTGCGTCACCTCTACGTCTATCGCTTCAAACTCATCGCTCTCTTTGGTGAATACCGTGATCGGCGGGCCGATGGGCATAGTCACCTGGGGCGGAGCCTTCTTGCGCTTGTAGTGGGTCTCAACTTCGGTAATCGTCTCCCACCCCATTTTGAAAACGACCGTGCCCTGATTCACCATGCCCTGTATGCCGTAGTTGGCTTCCTGCTTGAAACTGATTTGGTCTAGCAGTTCGCCAATCATCTCTTTCCACGCCCGCGCGCTGTCCTGGTGGGCGTTCGGTCGCGGCCGGATTTCGAAGGGGATGGGGTCTTGAAAAATGGCCCCCGAGATGGCGGGGGCCAGCGAGTTAACCTGCTTGGCAACAGTGAAGCGGGAGACGTTCGAGCGGGTGACAGTCGAGCCCTCGAAGAGTGCTAGGCTGCGCGGCGATTGGTACAGGATGTCGCTCTCTGTCCAATTGAGGGGCCAGCGCCGGTCCTCCAGCCATGCGCTCGCGCGCATGTAATCCTGCACGACAATGGAAAGCACCGCTTCATCGGTGTATTTGGCGGGCAGCTCGGGGCGCGCGGGGGTCTGTACATCCTTGGGATAAACAGGCTGCGACCATTGCGACTCTGCAATGAGGGTGGCTGCTGCCATGCCGACCGTCCTCAAACCATGAAATGTCTATCATTCACGGGTTCAGGGTCGCGCTGCGCGGCCTCTTCCGTTGTAGCGTGGGCGGTGGGAGGTTCCGCCGTTCGGAAAGTGACTGTGACATTACGCTCGTAACCTAGTTTTTTTCAAGGCACTTCTGCTGGTAACTCTTGCAGTTTCGCTCGCCCTTCGCTATTTGCGCCGTCCGCACCCGCACGCGCGGCGGTTCCTGGTGAACTCACTCATGCGGGCGTCGTAGCACTTCTCCCGCGCACAGATGGGGTGGCCGTTGATCCGGTAGGCAATGAAGTTGGCATTGGAGCAAAACCCTTCGCCGTCGTCGCAGTTCTGCCCGCAGTTGCAGCACAGGTCTCCCGGCTCGATGGGCTTCAAGCGGCTGTTCGGGTTTTGCATCTCCGCTATCTGCTTTTCGGGGTAGAAGATACCCGGTGGGTTGGGCAGCGGGTCGGTGACGATTTCAGCCATAATTAAGCCGTAATTATGTCACTCCAGCCCTGGAATCCAAACCTCCAGCCCGTTCCCTGTGAGCGGCTGGTCTTCGATGGCTGGTTCCTCTTCAATCTCTTCCGGCTCGGGCTCCGGTGGGGCGTAGGCTCCCCGGCCATAGATCAAATTGAAATGGTCGCGTTCCTTCATCGCTCCCCAGGCGAGGTCTTCGTCTTCCAAACCTTCGGCGGCGATGCTCTGCGGGAGATGGTCGGTCACGCGCGAGATGACATCGGGCAGGGCATTGTTGGGCAACATGCCGTACTGCGTCATCTCCACCATCAGGGCCTTCAACTGCTTCAACCCGGCGAAGAAATACAGGCGCGCGTTCGAGAGCACGGCTTCGATGTTGCGGATGCGCAGGTCGCGCTCGCCCGTGTCTTCGGTCTCTTCGGCCTCTTCGCCAATCCAGTTGAGATTCATTTGCCAGCCGGTTGTGAGCGCATAGTTATTGATCGCCGAAGCCATCAGGCGCGCGCCGGGGCTGGCCTCGATGGTGATCCGGTGCAGATGGTGGCGGCGCGCGGTTGTGACTACCATCTTCGCCAGAACACTCGGCTTGTAGTGGCCTTCGATAATCTCGATGATGTAACAGCGGTTGCGGTACAACTGCCCCACGGCGCACGCGGCGGTGTGCCAGTCGCGTTTCTGACATGGGAATCGCCAGTGGATTACCGTTTCCCCCTCAAGTGGGAGCGCGGCCTCTTCCACCATCGCCGCAAGCATCTGTTCCTGACTAAAAACCACCTCATTCGCACCGTATTCGTCCAGTAGGTATTGCGTCGCGAAGCTCTCGAATCCACTCTCGTACTCCGTTTTTAAAAAGTCATAGCTGAGGATCGTGGGGAACATCAATTCAACTTCGTCTTCGTCGGGAAATCCGTTCTGATCCAAACGCTCGCCGTTGCGCAACCGCATAGCGGGCTTGATGAGGCGGCGGAGCGTGCCTGGGCGCGAGGTCAGAATCTCATCGGTGAACAAGTCGCCGGACCCGTAGATGGTGCCGATGCGAATCTCGCACCCCTCGGGCAGCAGAACCTTCTTCGCCAGTTTGTATTTCTTCACGATGCCACTGCGCGAGTCGAAGTTGCGCGAGTTGCGGTTGTTGTGGATGTCGTCGGCGATGAGGATGTTCGGGTGCAGGCCGCTGGTGCCGGATTCGACGCTCTCTCCCCAAATCGCCGGTTCGATGATCCGGGGCTCACTCTGCCTTAGCGCCGTGGTGAAGCCGTCGGCGTCGGGCCGCTTATCTACGCAAAGCTCTCCCCACAGGGCTTGAAAGAGACTCGGCGGAGCGTTGTGCGGGCGGTAGAAGAAACTGCCCACCTGGAGCACGAAGTCATCGGCCAGCTCGGAGCGCCCGGTCATCATCATGATCGCTACGGTGAGCGGCCAACATATAAGAAGTTGAACGCAGTTCGCGAGTGAAATGGTGGTCTTGTAAACCCCGCGCGGAAGCAACAGGGAACCGACACGTTTGTAAACACGGTTGGAGTCCTCCAGCCATTCGTTCAAGGTGTCGTTGGGATTTTTGGGTGGGAAGAAATTCAGCGCGTCGTGATGAACGTGCTCGTCAATCAGCGTGTACCCCAGCACCCAGCACAGGGCTAGAAGATTGTTCTGGGTGACTCTGCGGCCATCCTCGCGAACCTCGGGGTCATCGATAGCGGCCTGGGTCAGCTCCGCGCGCCACGCGCGATTGTTGCCCTTCTCCTGGCGAAGATCGCGCAGATGTCGCCAGTCGAACATCACAACTCCTCGACGATTTCCTTTACGTTCTCGCTCACCATGTCAGCCTCGACGTATGCAGCCGTGATTCTCGCCAGAGCATAGGCGGTGTATTTGCAGCCGTCGCTCGTGCCGAAGCTGATTCCCTTGTCCTTGTGGCGGATGACGATGAGCACCGATTCAGCCTCTTCCACCTTGCTCAGCGATTCCATGAGGTATTCGCTCGGCGTCATGCTCCTTGGCGCTTCCATCACTGGCCCTCCTGTTCTTCTTCGTCTCCGCCCTGCGGCTGGTCGCCCATGTGCTGATCCATGTGGGCCAGCATCGCCTTCTTGTCAGCGAGGGAGTATTCGGCTTCTCCGCGCTGCCCGTCCATCGGCGGGTTGCCGTCCTTGTCCTTCAGGTCGTGACGCGCGATAAATCCTTTATTCTTCGTTCGCCGAACGTGAATCTCGTGGGTGTGCAACTGCTTGCCCTTGCCTCCCAGAATGTTCTTGGCTGAACTCGGTGCGGCCATTAGTGCGTCCGATGATTGCGGTGTCGGTGCCATGGGGTTCCCCCTCTGAGAGTCGAACGT